ATATGTTTTTGTCATTGCATAAGTTAGTAAGTCAACAGAACTAAAGTAATAAAGATCATTTAAGAAAAGTTGATATTTAATACTAAACATTCCTCCAGAAATTGCACTAGTATCAAACTTAAATATTTTCTCAACTCCTATTACAGAATCTGGAACTTGTATATAATTCGAATTTTCGTAGAAATTAAAAGTAGTTGCAGTTCCTACAATATTTGAAGTTCCAGTAGTTGTTACAATTCCAACTCCATCTGTTCCACCTGCCTTTCCTCTATCAATATCATCTTGAGATACTTTGTACTTTAAGTACATTCTCTCGACACCATCATAATGTCGTTCATTAAAATATTGAATAGCATCATCAACTAAATCATCTATCTGATCATCATCAACGTTGATTTCTAAAACTGGTGCTCCCAGTTTTCTGAGACAATAGTCAATTAATCCTTGTCTTGTACTTGGCTTTGCCATCAGTATTCTCCTCCATCAAGGATACTTGTCCAAGTAACGATTCCGGATGGTTCATCGGTTGTTAATATAAAATTACTTGTTTCTATTGCTGTTGCAGTGCTTCCACTACTTACTAATTTTCCATCATTATCAAAATATCCAACACCGTTTGGTCCATCAAAGTTATTTTCATAAATTAGATATTCATCGACATAAAGATCTGAACCTACAAATAAATCACCTCTAAATGTAGTGATGCCAATAACATCAAGATTTTGAGTTGTTGTTGTATCAGTTACATTAATATTTTTTACAAATCTAAATGTATCGGTGGTGATAAATTTAGAAGTATTTGCATTATATTCTAAAAAGAAACCATCTGCTAGAGATGATACATCAACATCACTCAGATCTACAATTTTAGATACTGATGACCCACTAATATTTGAGAGGACTTTTATTACCCCCTGTCCACCAATTCTATCTGGTATACTTGGCATTACCTTGTTACTCCCGCTCTTACTAAAGCCATACCCTCAAATGCTTTATATTTTTTTCCTCCAGAATCTAATCCCCCAATTTCAACTAGAACATCATAAACATATCTACCAGGTTTTAAACTTAGAGTTTGATTATCAGTTAGTGAAAGTTCAATAATACCAACTTCAGAATCTAAAATTGTCGAAGCAAAAGAAACTGATGTTGAACTAGAAGGACTTTTTCTTAATTGTGCAGTAACACCATATCCAGTAATATTCAGACTGGAATTGGTTCTAGAATCACCTAAGGCAAAAGAACTGGAAAAGTCAAATCCCTGCTCAATCACAATATTAGATGCATAAACTGCCATTATCTTTATAAATTATAATCCTTTAAATATTTATATGAATTATTGGTAGTAGTTATTTGTTTAAAAAATCTTTGAGTAAATTTTTTATTTCTTCAATATCTTTTTTCATATTATTTAATTCTTCTTTCTCCGAATTTTTTCGTTTCACTCTATTCTTGTATCTGTCATAAGCAATATCATCACAATTAACAATTGCTCCAGTATCCTCATCTCGGTAAAGATGAGGATGATCTTTAACTTTTATTAAATTCTTCATGCGAGTGCGATTGTTCGAAGATCACTGATAATTGGTGCATTTGCTTGATCAGTCCCTGACATAATAATCTTGATCGAATATCCACTAAACTCTCCTAAATTATCAGCACTAAACTCATATTCTAAGAACTGATTAGCAGAACTTGCTGGAACTTTGACATCAGATTTTCCATTATTTAGAGATGGATCAACAACTCTAAATCCACCATCAGAAGTTGTTTCAAGATTCTCATATCCAGGGAACAATTCAAATTCTTGTTCAATCTCAGATGAATCATCTCTAACGAGACTATAAAGAACTCTAATGTCAGAAGAAGCAGGTCTATATGCTCCAAGTATAACTTTCAAGGAAGATGCTGGTTTAGATAGTCCAACAGTATCAGAAACATAAATTGCTGAGTGTGGATCATCTAAAATAGAATTTACTCTAGAATCAGTAGCAAAGTTAGTAACAGGTCTATTTAAATAATTTGATGCGAATTCAATAGTAGAATCTTCAAGATTTATAATTGGAGATAAATTTTCATCCGTACTGTTTAATGTAACTGCTGTGGTAAATGATCTTCTGCCAGAAACATTATTGAATACTGGTTGTTGTAATTCATTCACTCTAGAACATACTATTCTGGTCGATTTTAAATTATTAAAGGAATTCAATTCCACTGGTTCTACTTCATTCAGAAGTTGGAAAGAAGTTTCAGTACCATCAATACTAGTTCCAGTTGTTGTTCTGATTACGGCACTTACTGAAGTTGAATCTCCAGGTGCCTGAACAAAGAATCTTGGATTTACTGAATTAAATTGAATATTCTCAGTTGCATAAACATTATTTCCACCACCAACAAACTGTCTATTAAATGATAGTTGTGGTAAAGTTGCAGTATCTGCAGATCTATTTACTCCATATGTAGCACTTCGATCTATTTCAACATAATATCCATTAGAATCAATTCCAGTATCAGAAATATCATAAATTATATTATTAATTCTTCTTAAAGATACTCCATTAAACTCATATTTTTGAACCTTAGAATTAACTTCATGCGATTCAATTTTTCCTTCAATACCTCTAGTAAGAGTTCCTAACTCATTTGAAGATGCCGTTTCGTATGATATAACTTCATCTCCAATTTTTACATATCCTGGATTGGAATTGCTAACAGGAAGACCTTCAAAAGTTTCAAATACTGAAGAATCTTCAACAAATATTGTATTTAATTCTGTTGATAATAAACCAGCAGTAAGAATTGATGGTGAAATGTCGGATTCAACACCACTCAATTGTAATTTATTATTATTGGCATACATTCCATGATTGAAATGACTTACCTCTAAGAAATTTCCGGAATTTGTACCTGATCCTTCGGTCACACTTGTAATCGTCGTACCAATACCAACACCACCCAAAGATACAATGGTTGTATCAGTATCATAATAACTTACTCCTATCCCAAGTGGGAATGCATTTCCATTACCAACTTCGCCTTGAACATCAGTCAAGTAAAGTGTATCTCTTCCAGTAATTGCACTAATAGAAATTAATGCACCTCTTCCGGTTGTGGCACTATTGACAGTCACTACATCACCAACTTCATATCCGGAACCACTATCAGTTATTGTCACAGTAGTAATTACACCAGCAGTTTGTGCAATAGTCAGTCTTAATCCACTACCATTTCCGACCAGAGTAGTTGTTGTTAAATTAGTCTGATCTGTATAATTTTCCCCACCATTAGTAACTGTTGGTGTACCACTAACTGGTCCACCCGCATACTCAATATAACCATAACTATTTGGAATAGAACCAGCAATTTTTCTACCAGTATTTAAAATATCAATCAGACCAGAATCTGTGAATGTTGTGACTCCAAGATTAATTGTTTTTGGAAGACCTGTAACTGGATTTGCAAGTAAATTATTTACATATCCATTACTTTGATCTAAAGGTGGATTTCCAAAATACGCAATACCAGTGTTTGCAGTGAATTTTGCTTTATAAAGTTTAAATTTAAGATCTAATTCTTGTGTAGGAGTCCAAATAGATCCATTTTGAGACTTAAACAAACTACCAAGTGCGAATTGCTTGGTATAAATGACTGCTTCTGCATCAGGTAGAGATTGCGTATTAACAGTTCTTTCTCCCATTTTTGCAATCCAAACTTCATATTCATCTGAAGTAGGTGCAAGTAAAACTACAGCATATTCATTACCTGGAGCAAGATATTTTGGTTCATCAAATGTAACTCTTGTTGCAGTTTCTCCAGTTGTTGATGTTGTAATTTGATCTGGATATAATGTTTTTGATTCACCAACCAAATTTAAAGTTGGAATACCAAGTTCTACTGTTCTTATTTGAACTTCAAGAGGTTCACTACCTGCTGGTTTGTTAGCAAAATAGATATCTAATTCAGTAAGAACTACACCTTTATCATCACTACTAAATCCATTTAAATCGGGAGCATCAATATCTCTACCGACAACAAATGACTGTGCAAGAGGATCAGATCTTCTAGCTCTAACAACCTCACGTCTAGTTGTTGTTATAGTTGTAGTGCGTCTTACCGTAGTGTCAATAGTTGTCGTTACTGTGGTTTGTATTTGTCTAGTTAAGAGAGTTCCAACAGCACTATAAGATCCTTGACCGGTGGAAATTAACTTACTTCCAGGTAATGGTTTCTTATTCGTAGAACTACTAGTCAATAAGTATGTCTTTTTACCAGTAAGAAGTCTTGGATTTGGTGCTGGATTTGTATGTGGATTTTTGATAAAGAATGATCCAAATAAATCTCCATAATTATCAGTTATCAATCTTAAATCTTTTACATATGCAATTGCACCACTTGTCTGTCCAACGATCTTTGCACCTTTGGTAACGTATCCAAAAAATCTTCCTTGTGCTTCATCAGATAATGAATTCAAATCAATATTTAATGTTTTGGATGATTGACTGTAAGAATTTGGCAAATTCTCCTTTCTTACATATGGATTAATGTTATAAGTTCTTGATGGGGAATTGAAGGGACCTTCTTTATGATTTGATGTTGCAAGTCTAAACCGGCCTGTTTCTTGTCCACCTTTATATACTTTTACTGTTTCACCTGATGTAAATGATCCCTGCAGAGTACCATATGTATCCAAAGATGTGCTATTAGCAATTTCTATAAGTTTCGGTATAAAATCTACATTACTATGATTATCTAAGAACTGATAATGTCTTGTGAGGGGTTTTAGTGATCTTCCGAAGAAAGAAACATTTCTAGATCTAATATACTGCTCATCACCACTTGAGATTAGAACATCTCTGGATCGTACATCAACTCTAGTTCTAGAAGTTGTTGTAGTCTGTGTTCTGGAGTTTGTACTACTTCTCCAGTCTGTTCTTTGCGTTGCTTGTCTGTTTCGAAGCAAAGCAAATGCAAAGAAATCCAATCTATTTCTAAAACGAGGTATTTCAGTGTTTCATTCTGTAATGGTATTGATACTGTATTCCTTACAGTATACGATACATTTGTAGTCTCTGTATATCTGTACAG